TAGGAGAGTGGAAGAGATTAGAAGAATATCAATATGATTTAAAAAGAGCTAGAGTAAACGCTGACGTGGTTAGAAAATATCACGAAGAGTTTATAAGTTTTGTTGAAAGTTGTGACAGCTGGTCTGACGTAGAGGCATACGAGTATATAGACCACTTAGAAGATTTAGGATTAGACTATCACAAGTACGACGACCCAGATATGATGTGGACCGATTACCTTAAGGCGGTAGAGGCCTTAGAGGTTAATATAGAAGAAGCGTAATAAAAACAAAGGGGGCATCTAAGCCCCCTCTTTTAATGCCTACTTTATTAAGTATCCGTCTTTATCAAATTCATATGTCTTGCCGTCAATGACCTGCTTGCCCGTCATGCAATAGCCTTTTGAATTGAAATAGAACCAATTGTTATTGTACTTTAGCCAACCTGTAGCCATCTCACCATTTTTATCAGGCTTTAAGTAAAACCACTTAGATCCTGACTTTAGCCAGCCAGTTCTTTTCCTACCCTTGTCATAGTAGTACCACTTGCCATTTTCTTCAGTCCATCCTGACTTAGGGACTACCTTTTGAGTAGTTTGCTCAACTTCTTCTATGCTGCTATCAGGGGCTTTACCTGCAAGGCCATAAGCTATTGCCTGGGCCATCTTCTCAAATCCTAACTTCTTAGCCAGCTCTGAATCCTTTTTATTATCACAAAAGAAAGACTCTACAAGCACGGCGGTTGGTTTAGTGTCATTAATCATATATAGCTGCCCAGTTATTGGGTCACGATTGGTAAAACCTAAGCTACTGATGTTCTTGCATATCTGATTGGCTATACTATAGCCCTTTTTATCTCCAGGGTAGTGAAAAACTTCTACACCATGTCCTGCTCCATCTGCAGCATTTAAATGCAGTTCGCAAACAAGGTCATATTTTCCTGAATTTGCTTTAGGAATTTTATAGCTATATTCACTTCTTTTACTTGGAAATACTCCCTCGGGGCAAACTATCACATCACACTTATGCCCTAGTGATTCTAGCACTCTTTTAACATAAGGTGCAAGCTCCTTATTATACCTATATTCGTGGGTATATCCACTTGCACTAGTGCACACACCACCTTTTAAAATTGAGTGTCCCACACTTAAGAATATTCTCATATCTTGCCTCACTTTCTAAAATATATAGGGTGGCCACATAGACCACCCACTAGATTAAAATTTATTTATCTTCTGACTTGCCAAAATTACTGCCTGACATCTTGCTTAGTATATCCTTAAACAAAGTTGTATCTGTGCCATTTTTGCCCAAATTCTCTATTATAGATTTAACTTCAAAAAATAAATATCCTAGATATAGTGTATATATCAATGCCATGTCTGTACCATTAGGCAGTAATGTGCTGATTGGAAGGAATACTATCAAAACTATCATACTGGATATCTTCCTTAAAATACCATTAATTCCTGCCTTCGATTTGAAATCAATATTCGGATTTACAAAGGCTGCTATTGTGCCAGTGATAAAATCAACTACCATGGCAATAGCAATTAACGCTAATACAAAAAGCACTCTGCACTCCTGTGTGCTTGTGCAAGTTCTAAAAAAATCAAATATATTTACTGCTGTCATTTTTACGCTTCCTTTCTTTATTTTACAGTATATCCTGTAATCTTTTCGCTAAAATCAAAATTATATAGTTCTTTTTTAACTCCGTCTATATGCGAATATTTTTCTACGAATAATTTGTTGTCGATTAAGTCAACAACACCCGCATAGGTGAACCCAGATGGTATTGATTTTAGTATATTGTAATCAGCATCAAATACCATGATTTTACTTTTGATTCCATTTACCCCAATTATGAGGTCGTTGTTGCTTGAACAAAAAGAGAGTACGATACTATTTTCTTTAAACCTTGGAATCTCAATCAACGTTCCGTTTTTTTCAATTTTATAGGTTTCTGTTGCAGAAAAATATATGTTTTCATTCAAGATTGTTATCCCTCTGTAATTATTTAAATTTTCTTTTAAAACCATTGTTTTTTTCTCATTAAAACTATATGACTTCAGAGTTAGCCCAGCATTTCTTGCAATATAATATAGGGTATTGTTTTTAATTAATGCTGGTTCAGCTAGTGCTTCGCCTGGGAAAGAACTGTCATTTATTGTTATATTTTTTGACTTGTTCGACATATCTTTTACAAGGACAATTTTGGCATTTGAATCTGAAGTAAACTCTCTTAGATTACTACCTATTATATAAAAAGCATTTTCATTCAGTTTTGAAATGAGCGTTGCCTTTGTGGTACTCTCAATTCTTTTCTTTAGCTCTAAATCAAACATAACTAAATCGCCCGATAATATAGATATCAAGATTCCCTTGAATATAAAACCTACCCCTGGAGTTGCAGGAAAGTAGTGCTTTTCAAAGTTTAATGTTTTCTTATCTACAAAAGAAACATAGAATTCCCCGATAAAAACATAATTCCCGTCGTATTCTCCCGCCAATCTAGATGCTTTGCCACCTGTCCTCATATCAAAGCTAACGTCTGTTTTTTCAAAAACATGTCGCCTTTCTCTTTTCTCAACTAGCCTGTCTATAGGTATAAAACTTCCACTAGTAAGCCCGCCTGACTCAACTACTAGCTGATCACCGATATATAGCTTATCTATTTTCTCAGTATTTAAATTTAAAATAGCCATGAATTACACCTCTTTCTTAATCAAATAAAATGTCTTGTCAGTAGGTGCTATTGTAAGTGCATTGTACTCTGCTTGATTCAAGACTCTTACTTCACCAGGTAGACCCTGTTCACCTTTATCACCCTTAGCACCTGGCTGACCATTTGCCCCAGTGTCACCCTTATCACCTTTAAGGCTCGCCTTCTGTGTTGGTGTAAGTGCTTCAAATGTTACTTGACCATCTTCCCCCTTGGCCTTCTGTCTTGTGTCTACTCCGTCAACGTACCAATTACCATTTTGAATTGTGATTACTGGCTTATCGCCCTTAGGTCCTGTTAGTCCAGTATCTCCCTTGTCGCCCTTAGCACCTTTAAGGCTTGCTTTCTGCTCCTGTGATAACTCTTCAAATGACATCTTGCCATCTTGACCAATTGCCCTTTTGCCTGTGTCTACATTGTCAATGACCCAATTCCCCTTGTCATTGATAGTAATTACTGGCTTATCTCCCTTAGGACCTTTTAATTCGTCTGTATGTAGTCTTAGGTGAGTAATCTCATCTATATACTGCTTTACTTTGGCATAATCAACGACTATATTAACTCCTGCCTTTGCCCCAGTCTTAATTGATTTTCCTATCTTGATTTTAAATGGTGGTGACTGGATAGACTCACTGCCATTTGACATCTCAATCTGTGCATAGTGAATTGAGTCATTTTCAAGCATTTCAGAATTTAAGACTACTTGGAATATTCCCTGGTCTGCATTAACTACTGACCCAGTGGCAAACACTACCTTAGTGCCTTGCTCTACCATCATTTTAATTGTTATCCCTGATAGGCTCATCATTTGAGAGTCATTAAATACCTGAAATTCAAACACCCTGGCAGTGTCATATTGAGTCGCATAGCAATCCTCAATATATCCATCTTTCATAGTTATTTTATACTTTGCTTTTCCTATGTCTCTAAGTGCCATAATATTGCCCCTTTCTGCCTACTTAACTGTAGACAACATACTTTTAAGAGTTTCTAACTCTTTTCTTAAAACATTTATATCAGACTCTAAGGACGTGACCCTAGCTTCCAACATTTCTCTTTTTTTAATCTCTTCTTGCATGCCTGCATGTAAAATAGATGTATAATTGTATACATCTATTGCATAGGTCTTATTTATCTTATTGTAGCCTACTATTACACTTCTTATAGGCTCTTTAATAAGCTGTGCCACAAGTGAAAACTTAGGCTTATTTTGACCCTTGAAATTGTAATTAAAAAGTGATGTATTTCTTAAAAAATCAAACACATCACTACTAGTTAAATTATTAAATTTTACATCGTCATTCTTTCGTATAATTTTATCATCATTAATTTTACATATATTTTCTTTTAGTTTAGCGTCTGAGCTTAATTGTGCAGTGGTAGAATATACACCTTCTCTTGTGGCTAAGATTACCTGTGCACCGCTTGCTCTAGCCCAAAATGCTTCTGAATTAACTGACATTAGAGTATCTGAACTATCAAGATTCATCACAGTCCCACTTGCTACAGATATGCCGTCATATTGCCCCGCTGTAGCGAATTTACGTTCGCCTGCTCGATATCCACTTATCCCAGTATTGCTTACACTCAAATATGCATAGGCACTATATTTTAATCTTATTGCATTTCCAGTTGCATCAATAGATTTGGCATCATTGGCCCCAGGTGCTAATCCACGTTCTAAAATAATACGTTCGCTATTTCCAGGATATATTGCATCTGTGGTTATCTTGGGAAGCCTAATATTACCATTGCTATCCCAACTAATATTGTCTGTTGAATTTCCAAAAAATCCTGAACCATTATTACTTATCCAGGCGGTTGTTGTACCACCCCTTTTTACGTATAGTCCATTTTCATTAAAGAAAACACCACCATCTCTATTGCCTGCAAATATATTAGGCGATATGACTTTACGGCCGTCTACTTGTGTGTAGGTGCCATTCCAGTCCCTTAACCATTCATACAATGTGGCATCTGTTCCATCTCGTCCATCTTTGCCTTTTAATTCGTTTTTTAAATCTTGGCTTAGGCTGTCCTTAGTTATTGAATTTGCCCCAAACTTAGCTAGCCCACTGTCTAAGTCTAAATTAAAGTTCTTACCAACAATTTGCCCTGCCCTGATTACATTGGCATTTAACTTTCCTGATGTGATATAGTCTGCAACTATTGACCCATCTTTAGTCATTGCAAGTCCATATGGACCATTGATTCCTGTGTTGGAAAACCCTAGTCCATTTTTATTCCACATCCATATTTTTTTAGCGGTGTTCTCATTGTCGGTATCCATTATCAGGATCTTGTCGGGCATGATTTTAACATGTCCCCCAAATCCTTCTTTTAACATTTTAGTTGCCAACTGCTTGGAGTCATCAACCGCACTCATTACTTCGGTATCGATTTTGTCATTAATTCGCCTTAGTTCTGATGTAATTGATGTAAAAGTTTCAGAAATATTCCCTAGCTCTACTTCAATATATTTCATGCTAACAGGGTCATATTTATAGCTTATCATTCTAGCTGTAATACTGACCTTTTCTTCAGGATGTATCACCTTCAAAGTGTCACCTATGTTGATGTTCTCAAGCTTCTTGATATGCTTATATTCCTTAGTTTTTTCTAAGTCTATAAAGCTGACCTTATAATTAGCCCTAGGCTCATCAATGTGATTTTCGCTGAATTCTGCCCAGGCTCTTCTTCGCATTTCAGTATAGGCTTCTTCCTTAGTCATTCCTTCTGTGTCACTTGAACCCACATCCCTAATCTTAATGCCACTATATTCAATTACCTTGATTTTAGTATTGTGATATTGATTAACTTTAGGTGATGTTATGTATCTTTCAGGAAGAAGGACCCCATCAGCTGCCTTAGGCATTATTTTGGTAGTAATCTGTGTGTAGTCAATATCGGCTTCATAGCCTATTAAATTTTTCTTGTATCGAATTTGAACTGAACTATCAATCCCCAGTCGTTTTCTAAAAGTGATATTGAAGTTATTTCTTTCAATCTCTCCACCCCACCGATTAATGAATGAATTATCATCACTGCCTAGCATTGCTCTGACCGGGTTATATCTTACTATTCGACTACTGGCCACCTTATTTGAAATATCTGTATAGATTTTAAAAGGATGCGTATTAACACATCCCTTGTCTATTTTTTCAAGGGCTGCACTCGCCCCCAAATTTACGATATTTATATCTTCTATTAAATTATGATTAAGGTCATAGAATATATGATAGCATGTTACGTGGTACATTCCATTGCTTTTTCTTATATGCGATATCCTGAATGCCTGGTCATCATTTGTTGGAGTTGGTGCCACAACAATATTTTCCATTTCGATATAATCTGAATCCTTGATAGGGATTGAAAATTCAAGCTGATACATGCCATTGATTTCCTCAGATACTACTGGATTAGATATTAACCTATCAAGGACCTGAACCCCATTTCTTTTGAAATTAATTTCATTTGACCTGTAAACTCTAATCACTATCTCCACCCCTCTCTCGTCATGACTTCAACCTTAGACATTCCACCATATGCAGTGACTCTGTGAATGCCCCTATCAAGTTCAATGAAGTCACCTATCATATATTCAAGCAAATTAATGCCATCATCACTTCTGCAAGTCATATTTTCACAGTCGATATAAACCACAGATGCCCTTATGTTTACTCCAATTTTCTTACTGTTATCATTGTCTAATATAAAATAACAATCCCCCTGTGAATTTGTGATTTTAAATAGTGGGGCTGACTTATACCCATCTACCCTAAATGAATCAATTGCCGATACAAATTTAAAAGTGGATAGCTTATAGCTAAAAGGCTTACAGTTAAATGTGACTTCAAAGGATCCATAGAAGTCTACCTCATTCTCAATATCTCCTATCTTGGTGAAATTTACCATGTAGCAGAACTCCTGATCGTCTGAAAATATAATCTTGTCACAGTCAAGCAATATTTCCTTGACCACCCTTATTCTATCCTTTAGATGGTCATCCATGAAGTTAAGTTCAACTGTGATATCAATATCCTTATATCCCTTTTCAACGTGTAAATCCCCATCACGTCCTGGAATATCAATCGTTTCTATAACCCTTTCAGGTGTTGGAATTGAGGGCCTTTCCTTTATGCAAAACCCTAGCTTAGATAGGTCTATCATTTTCTCATTTACTTCAACTATCAACTTCTGCATTTTAGATTGCCCCCCTTCCATAGCTTAACTTATATCCTCGCCTCTTTAGTTCATGGTCAATGATATCCATACCCTGCCTAAAGTCTGCAGTTTCTTTGATATCCTGATTTAAAATAACATTTATTGTACCATTATTGCCATTGTCAAATTTCATCCTATCAACTATAGCCTGTGCAAATGGCATCATATATCTGCCTTCAAGTGGAACAACGGCCTCTTTTCCTGCTTCACCTATACCAACTATGCTTGGGCCTGTGGCTATACCACCCGTTTTATACCATTCAACCGATATATGAGGTATACTTGGCGGGTTAAGTGAGAAGCTACCACTAATATTAAAGTGAGGTAGCCTTATGTGAGGTAATTCAAGCCTGCAATTTCTAAAAAAGCCTGTTATTGAATCTATGGCTCCTCTTATGTGGTTCTTGATGCCATCCATCTTGCCACTGATAGACTGTTTGATTACATCCCAAACCGCACCTGAAATAGTCTTAATGTTCCCCCATGCAGTTGAAATGGTCTGCCTGATAGATTCAAACTTGCTAGATGCATTGCTTCTGATATTATCCCAGTTCTGCCCCAGATTAGTCTTGATATTATCCCAAGTACTACTAGTTGTTGACTTGATATTGTCCCATGTTGTACCTAGAAATGTCTTTAAATTTGTAAAAGTTTCAGATGCCTTAGTCTTGATATTTGT